CAGTGATATAAATTTAACTGCGTTTAAAAACGCTATGACTGCATCGAAGACTGTATATATACCCACTGGTGTGTTTTATATAAGTGATACTTTACCTATACAACAAGGAGGGCAACGCCTTCTAGGAGCACAAGGTCATCCTAGTGGTGGCTGTGGAATTTATCCTAATTTTACTGATAAAGATACTATTGAAAATGAAAGATCAGATGTAGAAATTGGAGATTTCTGGATTTATGTTAGAGGATCTTCAGGTATAGGTTACCATCAATATGGTGGAGCTTGGCTGAATATGCATGACATGACATTTTACAATCCAGATGCTTCAAATGGTACAGGTATAGTCCTTAATGATAGAAATAAATTAGGAACATTTGTTCCTGGATCTTATAATCATAGATTCTATCGGCTAAATATGGCCAGAGGTAATGATTTAACTATTGGTATTAAGACTGATGCTACATCCGGCGGTATTAACGCAACTAATATCACTGATTGTCATATAAAATCTGATAAATGTATTGATTGGCAATCTGGTGGCGGAGGTTTAATAAGCGGTAATTTACTTCAATCAGGAACTGGTACTCATTCTGTTCCAGTTGGGTATGGTGTTTATCAAACATCTTCAAGTTCAATTCAGATGGTTGGTAATTATATGGAATCATTTGCATATGATTACTTTAACGGCTCAACTGTAGCTACAGCTCCTAGTACTATGGTGGCACATCATACTGATAATTCAAGTGGTATATTTGGATTTCAAAGTTCAACTTCACTTACCTTACCTTTTTGCCAAGTTCAAAACGGAATTCATCAACAAACTATATTTGAAAATCCAGTTAGTGTTACTAGTAATGGACAAGCTATATCAACAAACCAAGCATGTATACGTGTAGCTGGTAATGGTTCTAACAGGACTAACTGTACTTTAAGCGTTGATAATGCCCGTGAAGGACAGCTTTTATGGTTTAGAGGTGATAGTTGGGCAGTACAAATAGTTGAAAGTAGTACAGCAGTTTTCGGACCATTCGGATCAGGTGATGGTATGATATTCGGTACTGAATCAGCAATTATTTCAATGGGTGGTGTTGTAAGGCCTACATATAAATCAGCCTTATTTACATTTAGATCAAATAAATGGCATTGTTTAGAAGCTACACCACATAGGGCTATATTAGGTAACTATGATAGAATAGAAGTTTCTAGTAATAATGTAGAAGTTCCTACGAATGCTTCTGTAATAAATGTATTTGGTAACGGAGCGAATCGTACTGGATGTTGGTTACAATCTCCAAAAATTGATGGGCAGACATTAACTGTAATGGGAACTAGTTGGGGTGTTGTTTTAGATAAACAGGACAACTCAGGCACACCAGTTCAAAAAGCAGTATATGCAGGTGGAGCATCAGGGGTAGATTTTAGTAATAACTCAAGCGATTGTATGACAATGAACTTGGTTGCTGCTGGCGGCCTATGGTATGAAATCAGTAGAACTAACACACCATAACTTAACTAATTATGACTTATAGAACATTTGACGGGACGGCACAGACTGAATCAGTGACATTAGGTCGCTATTCATCTTCTAAAAGTGGTGTCTCTGATGGAAGTACCACCCAAGGAGCAGTCTATTTTTCTGATGATGTAGACACTGGATTTTATAGTCCAGCTAATGATAAAATAGCGTTAATTACTGGAGGAGTAGAGCGCTTACATATTGACGATTCAGGTAATGTCGGTATCGGCGCAGCACCTGGAACTAAATTTGAGATTAATGGTTCTGCACCTTATCTTACTCTTAAGAACGATACCCATGAAGATACTGATGGCGGTCGTGAAAGTAAGATAATTTTTGAAGGTGAACAGAGTGGAGGAGAAATCACTACACTTGCTCAGATTCAAGCATCTCATGATGGAAGTTCTGATGATGAGAAAGGTGATTTAATCTTTAGTATCAACGATGGTAACGACGCTGCTGCTCCTAGTGAAGTAATAAGAATCACTAGTGATAAGCGTGTTGGTATAGGATCAACTGCACCTGGTACTCAATTTGAAGTTAATGGAGCTAATCCATATGTAACGCTGAAGAACACAGCTGCAGAAGATACTGATCATGGTCGTGAAGCTAAATTAATATTTGAAGGTATACAATCTGGAGCTGAAGAATCAACTCTAGGTGAAATTGTAGTATCTCACTATGGATCAGCTGACGATCAAAAAGGTGAAATCTTCTTTAATGTTAATGATGGTAGTGATGGTACTTCACCTACTACTGTACTGAAGCTTAATTCAGACGGTCATGTTGGTATTGGGGAGACTAATCCTGGAGTTAATTTTCACGTAAAAGAATCAGATACAGGTATAGCACCTCATTCTTCATCTCAGATATGTCTTGAAAGAGAAGGTACTAACTATCTTCAATTCTTAACTGCTGAAACTGGTACTTCAGGTCTATTATTTGGTGATGGCTCTGATGTTGACGTAGCAAAGATTGTATACGACCACAACGTTCCTTCGATGCAATTTGTCGTTGAAACTGCAACAGCTTTAACTATACATTCAGATAAAGATGTTGAGGTAGAAGACGGTGATTTAATAATAGGAACAGCTGGACATGGTATCGATTTCGCTGCAACTGCAAATGCTTCAGGAGGTTCTGCATCAGCTACAAGTGAACTGCTCGATGATTATGAGGAGGGAACTTTCACACCAAAATTAAAAGGTTCTGTAACTGGTGATACTTATAATGTAACAGGTGGTGGCCATTATACAAAGGTTGGCCGTATGGTACATGTTACTATTAGAATAAGTAATGTAGATTTAAATAATAGTGCTGATGGTATTGTACAACTTGGAGATCTACCTTTTACTCCTTCGGATTATGGTTCTCCTAGTGCATATAGTACTACAGCAAGCTGGAATGGTAATAATGTAGGATTCAATACATCTGGACATCCAGCTTGGTATGCTAGTAGCACCAACAATGCTTGGCAAGGTATAATCTCCACAAATGGTGGCGGTTGGGCTAATTGGGATGTAGATCAATTTATCGCTGGTACTACATATATGAACTTTTCAGGTACTTATGTAACAGCAACTTAGACCGAGCTATGTCTTAAAACTAAGCCTAAACCTATTTTAATCGGAGATTAATCTTAATGGCGTTAAGTGAAGAACTAGTAAATGATAAGATAGAAGTGGTAAGTACTTGGGCCGTACACGTGCGTAAGGCTACAATTATTAAGAAAGATGGGGCAGAAATTGCACGAACTTTCCATCGTCATGTACTACTACCAGGACGTTTAGATGCAAGTAATAATTTAATTGATACCGATATTTCGGGTGAAGATGCAGATGTTCAAGCAATCTGCAACGCTGCGTGGACTACCACTGTTAAAAATAATTTCAAGGCTTCTGCTATAGCTGAAAAAGCTGCGCAACCTGGAGGTTAAAATATGGCAGCTTTAGATTTCCCATCGTCACCATCAAGTGGTTTAACTCATTCAGCAGCTAATGGTATAACCTATTCTTTTGATGGTGTTAAATGGACGAGTATAGGTACTTATGGGACAAGTGTTACAGATGTCCTTAAAATAGATGATATATCTGGATCTTTTAATGGATCAACAACTGTATTTGATTTGAAAAATGGTACTGTTGCAGTAGCACCTACAAGTGATCAATCAATATTAGTAAGTGTAGGTGGTGTTGTACAGGAACCAACAACCGCTTACACTGTAGATACTACAAACAAAAAAATTACATTTACAGAAGCCCCTACTGCTGGATCAGATTTTTGGGCTATTATGTACACCAAAATACCAAACTCAACTGGTATTACAAAAGCTTCAAGTGTAGTAGATGCTGCTATTAATGATGCATCAGTAGCAGGAGGTGCTAATATAAATGCAAC